CAGATTACGGTAGTTCAAGAAATACTAGAGATGAAATAGTAGCATTGATGTCTGGTTTAAGAGTACAAACAATTAAACCTAAACAGAGTATGCCTTTTGTTATTTCTTCTTACAGAAAAGATGAAAGCAACATTTCACAAAAATTTAGTAGCTTGGCTTATTCAACTAATGTTTCTCCGGAAAGAAAAGTAGCTGCCTTTCAAGAGTGGATGAAGAATTCATTTATATCTCAAAGAAATTTAAAAAATACTGTAAACGATGCTATGGATTTAGGAGTATCTACCAATGAGATAAGACAAATATTAATGGATCGTCTAGGAAATAAAAATAGAGTTAATGCTGTTTTAAGAGGAAGATTTGTATCTCCTACTCCTAGTCAATCTAGACTAGAGTCGTCTATTCAAAGATTAGAACAAGAAAATATAGGAGCATCTTTAAGTTATGAAATTTCTATGGACCTTGTAAATGATGCATGGCAATCTTTAAGAAGAGACAATAATGGGTTTGATTTAGATTTTGGTTTAGATACTTTTATTGAAAGTATGAACTTATCTGTGAGTCCAGATCTATTCTCATTAAAAGAATTACCAGCTAAAGCTTCAAGTTTAGGTGTTCAAGGAACTGCAGACACATCCGCAGTATTACCTGTAGATCCTAGAAAAAACGTAGCTGTATCTCCACAAGTAGCAAACACAGGTAGCCAAGTAATGGCTAATGCTAATTTAGGGTCTAGATATTTAAATGGAATTAACTATAACAAAATGAATACTGCACAAAAAGCAGACTATGTAGATAAGGTATTTAAAGTATAATTATGGCAACATTAAAAGAATTAATCGAAGCACAATCAGTTCAAGGGTTAGGTGAAGAAGACATCAAGTCTATGAGCTATGGTGTAGAAAAAGCTCCTCCAACTGGTTTGATGAAAATGATAAAAGACTATGGAATAGATCCAGGTTCAGCAGCGTTAAATTTTGGAATTGGAGCTGTTACTGGAGTACCTTTTATTGGAAGTGCCCTACGAGGAATAGGAAATATGTTTACACCAAGCCCTTCAGATATAATGAGTCAACAGTTTAATGTAAGTAACGTCGGAGATATGTATGGTTACCGATCTCAAGGTTTAGGATCACCTGGTCTATCTAACCAAGATCCTTTTGGTATTAACACTGTTTCAATGTTTGGTAATTATCCAGGCTATGCATCTCAAACAGTTTCAAATTTATTAGGGAAAGAAACTTTAACTCCATTTCAAACAAATCAATTAGGTTTCTATCAAGATGTAGTAAATGCAAATAATGATAGAATAGATAAAGATTTTCCAGGCGGCACTAATTTTAATTATTCAGACTACGAACAAGATACCGGTGGAAATGTAGGCAATGCAGGCAATGCAGGCGGCGGTACATTCGGAGATTCAGTAAATAACAGTAGCTTTAGTGATTATTCATAATGAAAAAATCTGCAACACAAAGAATCGAGGACCACGAAAAACTTTGCAGAATTATGCAAAAGCAAACGTTTGAACAAATCAAAGAAGTAAAAGAAAGAATAGCTAGGTTAGAAAAAATGATAATAGGTGGAGCACTTGGAATAATAGTTGCTTTGCTTCTTAACATGGTGAAATGAAAAATAGTTTACTTGTTCATAAGCACTTAATTGTGCGGGCAGAAGCTATTAAACCTCCTAAAGATGAAAGCTATTTAAAAAAATGGATGAAAGAATTTGTAGATTCTATCAATATGAAAATATTTATGGGTCCTTATGTTAAGTATTGTAACATGGAAGGTAATAGAGGAATAACTGCAGTTGCTATTATTGAAACATCACACATTGCTATGCATATATGGGATGAAGTCAGTCCTGCACTTATGCAGTTTGATGTCTACAGTTGTGGTGAATTAGATGTAGAAAATATTTGTAATAAAATAAAGCAAGACTTTGATATAAAAAAAATAGAATATAAATTTCTTAACAGAGAAACGGGACTCCAAGATATTTAGATCCAATCTTTTAATTCTTCTCCCATTACTTCACTAGCTATATTAATTTTTTTACGTAAAGCTTTTACAATTCTTTCATCTACTGTTTTTTCAGCAATAATATCTATGTAAGTCATTTTTCTAGTTTGACCTATACGATTTATTCTAGCTTCACTTTGAGTTCTTTTCTCTAAATCATAACCATTAGAATAATAAATCATGACATTAGCTTCTGTTAAAGTAATTCCATAGCCACCAGTTTGAGGCGTACCTACCAAGAATCTAATTTTAGACTCTGGATCTTGAATTTCTTTAATAGCTTTTGCTCTGTCATCGGTAGACGTGGATCCATAATAAGTCATCACGGAACCCGGATATACTTTCTCAATAGCTTTAACAATTGAATCTATGTCATGTCTCCAGTGGGCCCAGATAATAGCTTTGCCTTCTACTTCTTCTAGTATACCCATCAATGCATTTATTCTTTCGTTCTTAATTATTTTAAGAGTACCATCATCAGCTTTAAAATGACCACAAGTGATTTGTTGAAGTCTCATTAATTGAACTAAAGCAGTGGAGGTAGTCATTAATTTACCTTCCATTTGAGCAAGAGCTACCTTACTCATTTGATCATAAATTTTTTGTTGATCAGGACTTAATTGAATGATTCTTTTTTGATAAGTATACGCAGGTAAATCTAAACAATCTTCTTTTAAAATACGTTCAGAAAATATACCTATTTTTTTTGAAAGTTCTCCTAGATTTTTATATCCTGTAACTACTTGAACACTATGTGTGGGTAGTCTCATTGTAGTTAGTTGTGCATAACGAGTTCTAAAAGCAAAGTAAGAAGTAAAGTCTAGCAGACCTTCATCTAAAAACTCACATTGTTTATATAAATCTAAAGGTGATTTAGTGACAGGGGATCCTGTAAGTATTCTTTTGTATTGAGCATGTTCACCTAAAGAACATATATGTTTAGATCTTTTAGCGTCAGGATTTTTAATAGTTGTAGACTCATCTATAGCCATCAGTGTTCTGTGACATCTTAAAAATTTAGCAGCAAACTCTACACCTTTAGATGTACTAAAAGCATCTACATTCATAATTAAAATATGAAGATCTTCTCCAGTTTCAAATAAAGTATCTAATTTTTTTTGTTGAGATTTAGTAATATTGGCTTGCCATAAAACCATTTTTTTATCTATATGGTCTACCATATGAGTAGGAATTTCAGAATCGTACCAATTTTTATATACTCCTTTTGGAGCAACTAATAACAATCCATTAATCTTACCTTTGTCATAAAGCATAGAGACATTGTCTATTAGTACTTTAGATTTTCCTGTACCCATTTCCATAAAGTAAGCAAACACTTCTTTATTCCATGATCTTTCTAACGCAGTTATTTGATGCGCGTATGGTTTTGTTTTAAATTTATAGTTCATAATATTTCTTCTTTCTATTGACTAAGATAGCATAATCATATAACCATAGTCAACAGGAAAGTTATGGAAAATACAGTATATATAATTCAAGAATTACCCGGTACTAAAATAGGTGCTCCCAAGTTTAATATTATGGGTGCTCAAAAATATGGTACTTTAAAAACATTATTACCAGAACACTCACAAATTATTTTATCTCCAGGGCCCTTAATTTTTAAATTAAGAAAACTATTAGATAAATATACCTCCAGTGATTATTTACTACTTACAGGTGACCCTGCAATCATAGGTGTAGCTTGTTCAATTGTAGCAGAAAAAACTGGAGGAAAATTTAATTTACTAAAATGGGATAGACAAGAAAAAATGTATTACCCGATAGAAATTAATTTATATGAAAAAGGAAATCTCGAAGAATAAGCTTGACATAGGATTTTATGACATTATATTAAGGAAATTAATAACTACGACTACTATAGAAAGGTAAAAAGAAAATGAGTATAAACTTAGAAGAAGACAAAATAGATTCGTTGGCAAATGCAAATACCAATGACATCAAAGAACTATCTGATCAAGTCCTTAAATTAAGAGACCTTGAAGATAAGTTTGTTTCTAAAGAAGAAGAATTAAAAAAAATAAAAAATGATATGGATGTTTTATCTGGGGAAGTAATTCCTACAATGATGACAGAAATGAACATATCTAAATTTAGTTTATCAGATGGTGCTGGAGTAGAAGTTAAGCCCATCTATGGTGCTTCTATTTCTGCAGCTAAGAAAGAAGAAGCATTTACATGGCTTCGTAATAACGGCTTGGGTGATCTTATTAAAAATGAGATTACTGTTTCCTTTGGTCGTAACGAGGATAACAAGGCGGCAGCATATGCTGTCCTTGCACAGGGTCAAGGGTATCAACCAGCCCAGAAGTTGAAGGTTGAGCCAATGACACTTAAAGCATTAGTCCGTGAGCGTCTCGAGTCTGGGAAAGAGATGCCTACGGAACTATTTAATGTGTTTGCAGGAAACAAAACCAAAATAACAAGGAAATAATAAACATGAACAAAGAACCAATAATAAAGAAGAATGGTGCATTGTCTACGAATGTTAATTTCGAAGCAGATGCAAGTGTACAAACTGGAACGATAACACAGGAAGATCTTGCGTTACCGTTTCTTAAAATACTTGGTCAACTTTCTCCAGAAGTAAATAAGAGAGATGGCAAGTATGTCCAAGGAGCAGAACCTGGAATGATTTATAATTCAGTAACAGGTGAACTCTTCAGTGGTGAAAAAGGAGTCCCAGTGATTCCATGTTACTATAAACTCGAATACGTTGAGTGGAAAGATAGAGGAAAAGATGGATCTGGTGCGCCAGTTAAAATCTATCCTTCATCAAGTGACATCATGACTAAGACTACAAGAGGTGGAGACTTTAAAGATAGATTACCTAATGGTAATTATATTGAAAAAACTGCACAACACTTTGTAGTAGTAGGTAGTAGTTCACCGACAACTGCATTAATTGCCATGAAATCTACACAATTAAAGATTAGTAGAAAATGGAATAGTATGATGCAGAGCATAAAGATGCAGGGTAAAAACGGATTGTTTACTCCAGCAACTTTTAGCCATCTTTATCAACTAAAAACTGTACAACAGTCTAACGACAAAGGTACATGGTTTGGTTGGGAAGTGAGTAAAACTGGACCTATCGAAGATGCAGCTATGTATCAACAAGCTAAAAGTTTTTCTGAAAGTATCTCTAAAGGAGATGTTGAAGTTAAACATGGTGAAGATGATACTGCTAAAACTTCTGATGGAGCAGCTCACTACTAATAAAATTCCCTCTCCGGTGGGAATAACTCGGGGCGCAACGGGAGACTGAAGCGCCCCCTAAAAAGATGGAAATGGAAAAAAGATATATAGAAATATTTACAGGTCTAAGAAGAGACTATGGTTATGCAGATATAAATTCTGCATTCAAAGATCCTTCTACAGGAAAATTAAAATTAAAGTATGGCTGGGCAGCTAAAGAATTATTAGACTCCGACTATATTGATCATTTAGAAGGTAAAAAATCTATAGGGGTTCAACCCTGTAATGACGATGGGTTATCAAATTTTGGTGCAATAGATATAGACTCTGATGAATACGATAACTTTGATCTAAGAAAGTATTTAGAAATTATTGATAAAAAAAATATTCCAGTAGTTCCTGTTAAATCTAAAAGCGGGGGTCTTCATATATATGTATTCTTTAAAGAACCAGTAAAAGCTAGTTTTGTTAGAAATTTTTTAGATAAGTTATTATTTACTTTTTCTTTAAAAGCCTCTACAGAAATATTTCCTAAACAAACTCAATTAGGCACAGGATCAGATGGTAAATTTATTAATGGTAACTTTATTAATCTTCCTTACTATAACCGTAATGAAAGAGTTGGTTTAAATTTAGATGGAACTGAGTTTACCTTTGAACAGTTTTTAAAAGTAGTAGAGGCCAATAAAAAAACTAAAGAAGAAATAGAAGAATTTGCTACAGAGTTAATGAGATTAGAATTAACAGGGGGTGCAGATGAGTTTGCTGATGGACCTGTTTGTTTGCAACGACTTTCTAAATCTAAGTTAGATGATTACAGAGATAGATTTATATACAATTACATGGTGTTTGCTAAAAAAAAATATCCAGATAATTGGGAAGAAAAACTTTTAGAAGGTGCTAGAAACTATATTGTTTATGATAATATTTGGGGAGATGAAAAAGTAAAACAAAAAATTAAAGCTTATAAAAAAGATACTGCAGGCCACACATGTTCAGAAGAACCTATCGTTAGTATGTGTGTAAAATCAGAATGTTTAAAAAGAAAGTTTGGAGTAGCTTCAGATAAGGTTAAAAAATTCCCTGCACTTTCTGCATTAATAAAAATAGATTATTCACCAGAACCAGAATTTAGATTTACTGTTCACTACAATGATAAAATTGAAGGAGAAGCATCTCAACAAATAATAGCTAGAGATATAAATTACATCATGGACCAAGAAAAATTAAGAAGATTAATTGGAGCCCATACACCTATTCCACCACCACGTATAAAAGGAGATGATATGCAAAATATTTTAGATATTTTATGGCAGGGAATGAAAACAGAAAAGGCTCCTCCAGGAACGTCTCCAAAAGAAATTTTACACAAACACTTAGAAGACCACATCTATGGAGTTCCTGCAGTTAGTGATGCTTCTTTTAGAAGTGGTAGTACCTTAATTGATGATGGGTATGCTTATTTTGTATTTGATCCTTTTTATAATTATTTAAAAAATAAAGAATGGAAATCTAAAATTGATAGAACGGGTCAAATGATGATAGACTTTTTTGATGCGAAGTTAAGAGATTTAAAAAGATACCCTAAAAAAGAAACAGAAAAAAAATCACACAATCCTGTTAGATGCGTGAAGATATCAATAGCTCATTTTCCAAGAGAGGAAAATAAAGTTGAACTAGTACCAATGAAAAAAAGAGAGGATATACTATGAGTACACAACCCCCTAAGATCTTTGTATCAATGCCTTGTTATGACACAATGCAAGTATCAACATGTCTATCTTTATTAAAGTTTTTTGATAAGGCAACTGTTGCAAAAATACCAACACAAATAAGCACCTACAAATGTCCCTACGTAGGGTATGCAAGAAATATTTTAACCGCTATGTTTTTAGAATCAAATTTTGAATATCAATTGTTTATAGATGCAGATGTTTCATTTGAACCTGAAGCAGTGGGAGGTTTAATACTTGCTCAAAAAGATTTTGTATGTGCTCCTTATAGAAGAAAGACTCCTGATGATTCAGTTAAATATTCTGTTTCATTTAAAGATTTTCAACACATAGATATAGATAAAAAAGGATTAGTAGAAATAACAGGAGGTCCTGCTGGACTTACATTAATTCATAGATCTGTTTATGAAAAGTTGATGAAGAAATATCCTGATTTAAAAATAAATAATGAAATGACAATAAGTGAGGGAGCTAAAAAATATTTATATAATTTTTGGGAAAATACATTTGATTCTAAAAAGGGAGAATGGCGAGGAGAAGACGTAAGCTTCTGTGAACTAATTAAAAAAGAGGGTATTAAAATGTATGCTACAGTCAATTCAGAAATAGGTCATCATGGTACGTACAACTTTAAAGGAAAAATAGTAGACACTTTTAAGCCCAGAGATGACAAAAGTAACTAAAATCTACGGGCCACCAGGTACAGGTAAAACTGAAAAACTTATAAGGAGAGCAATGGCCTACATTAGAATAGGCACTCCTATTCAAAGTATAGGTTATTTTGCATTTACACGTAAAGCTGCACATGAAGCAAGAGATAGAATGCTTTTAAAGAATCCTCAATATAAGAAAAAAGAATTAAGATATTTTCAAACTATTCATTCATTAGCTTTTCATACTTTAGGTTTAAGAGAAGAGAATGTAATGCAAGATTATCATTACAATGATCTTGGAAAAATTTTAAGTATAAGAGTCAATGCTAAAAAAGATGCAGATGCTTCTCCTTATTTAAGTTGTGACAATGAGTATTTTCAAATCATTTTAAAAGCTAAAGAAAAAGGAATTTCAGTTTGGGATGAGTATTGCACAGGCGAACATTCTTCAAACGTAAAGCCTGACTTACTTAAGCACATCGAAGTAAACTACAATCAATATAAAAAAAATAATCATCTAATTGATTTTGCTGATATGATTAAAAACTTTTTATTAAAACCAGAGCTATGTCCACAATTTACTACCGTTTTTATTGATGAAGCTCAGGATTTATCTCCTATACAATGGGACGTGTACGATTTATTAAAAAAGAATTCTAATAATATTTATTTAGCTGGAGATGATGACCAAGCAATTTATGGCTGGGCGGGTGCAGATGTAGATAGATTCATAAAAGAACCTGCAAAAGAAAAAGTACTTTCAAAATCAAGACGTATACCTATAGCTGTGCAAGAAATATCTGAAGTCATCACTGCAAGAATTCAAGGACTTAGAGCAGATAAAAATTATTTACCTAGAAATGAACAAGGATTATGCAGTAAAATTAATAGTTTAGAAAATGTAGATTTATACAACAACAAATGGTTGGTTCTTACTAGAACCTTATCTAGAGCAAAAGAAATATGTGATTTATTAAAAGTTAAAGGTTTGTACCATGAAAATAAAAATAGAAAAAGTTATGACACTAAACTGTACAAAGCTATTATTAATCATAGTAAATGGTTGAATGGAGAAGATATTGCTGACACTGCATTACAAGATATAAAAGAATACATGGGAGATAGGGAGTTAAAGAAAGATTTAAAATGGTATGAATGTTTTGATACAGCTTCTGCAGATGAAAAAATATATATTAGATTAATGTTATCTAATGAGGAAAAACTAAGTGAACCCCCTAGAATTAAAGTATCTACAATTCATGCAGCTAAGGGAGGAGAATGTGAGAACGTAATAGTAGTATTAGATAATGCTAAAAAAATAAGAGAAGCAACAGCTCATAGTATAATAAAACGTGACGAAGAACACAGAGTATGGTATGTAGGGTGCACGAGAGCAAAAAGAAATTTATATTTAATGAGAGCAAAAATAGAAAGGAAAGGATACCAGTTATGACCGACAAAAATATTTTTCATGATACATTTCCACAAGATAAACAAATAGGTGGATCCCATTATAAAAAATTTTTAATTCAACCTTATGAATTTATTTCAAAGAATGCTTTGTCATTCTTCCAGGGCAACGTAGTTAAATATGTTTGTCGTTATAAAAATAAAGCAGGGATACAAGACCTTGAAAAAATAATTCATTACTGTGAACTAGAAATTAAAACAATGAAAGATATAGGTAAGAAATGAATCCTTTTTTACAAATAAGATTAAAGTTAGCTGCTGCAATTAAAAGAGCAGAAAGACTTTATAAAGAAAATCAACTTATGAAAAGAAGATTACTTAAATATGAAAAGCAAGGTATGCTTTACTACAACAACAAGAAAGGTTTAAATGAAAGTACCTCTATTTGAAGCACAAACAGAATGGATTGAACCAGAGTCTTACCCTGATTTAAGATCTTACGAGGAGATCGCAATTGACTTAGAGACAAGAGATCCTGATTTAAAATCTAAAGGCAGTGGTGCTATTATAGGTAATGGAGAAGTTGTAGGAATTGCTGTAGCTGTACCAGGTAAAAAATTTTATTTTCCTATTGCTCACGCATCTGGTCCAAACATGGATCGTAAGAAAACCTTAAAATGGTTTCAAGATGTTTTAAATACACCCTCAATAAAAATATTTCACAATGCAATGTATGATGTTAGTTGGATTAGGGCCATGGGTTTAAAAATTCAAGGACAAATCGTAGACACTATGATTGCAGCAAGTTTAATTAATGAAAACAGATTTAGATTTGATTTAAATAGTTTAGGTTGGGATTACTTAGGCCATGGTAAAAACGAATCAGCACTTAATGAAGAAGCAAAGTCTAGAGGACTAGATCCTAAAGCAGATATGTGGCAGCTCCCGGCGCTTCATGTTGGAGCCTATGCAGAAAAAGATGCAGAACTTACTTTAGAACTTTGGCAAATATTTAAAAAAGAAATTACTCACCAAGATGTTGAGTCTATTTTTCAACTTGAGACAGATTTGTTTCCTTGTCTGGTTGATATGAGATTTCTTGGAGTGAGGGTTGACGTTCAAAGAGCTCATGAATTGAAGCAAGCATTAGTAATAAAAGAAGAAAACTTACTCCAGCAAATAAAAATAGAAACAGGAATAGATGTTCAATTAATGGCTGCAAGAAGTGTTGCCAAAGTTTTTGATAAATTAAAGTTACCATATGACAGAACTGCAAAATCAAATGCTCCATCCTTTACTAAAAATTTTATTATGAATCATGAACACCCTATAGTTAGAATGATTGCTGAAGCTAGAGAAACTAATAAGGCACATACTACTTTTATAGATACCATAATTAAACATGAACATAAAGGTAGAATCCATGCGGACATTAATCAAATAAGATCTGATCAAGGCGGAACTGTTACTGGTAGGTTTAGCTATTCAAACCCTAATTTACAGCAACTTCCTGCTAGAAATAAGGAACTCGGACCTATGATTAGGTCTATTTTTATACCCGAGAAAGGCCATAGATGGGGTAGTTTTGACTATTCTCAACAAGAGCCTCGTCTTGTAGCCCATTATGCAGCTTTACATAAATTTCCTTCTGTCAATGATGTAATTGATAGTTATGAAAATGATACATCAACAGATTTCCATCAGGTAGTTGCGGACATGGCAAAGATTCCTAGATCTCAAGCCAAGGTAATTAACTTAGGATTATTTTATGGTATGGGTAAAGCAAAATTACAAGCAGAACTTGGAGTATCAAAAGAAAAAGCAGCAGAATTGTTCGAGACGTACCACGCTAAAGTTCCCTTTGTTAAGCAACTAACTAATAGTGCTTCTAATCGTGCCCAGGAGCGTGGCCAGATTCGAACCTTACTGGGCCGATTATGCAGGTTTCATTTGTGGGAACCAAATCAATTCGGTATGCACAAAGCATTACCTCATGAAGATGCATTACAGGAACATGGACCAGGGATAAGAAGAGCCTATACTTACAAAGCATTAAATAAATTGATCCAAGGATCTGCGGCAGATATGACAAAAAAAGCTATGTTAGATTTATATAAAGAAGGTATAATAGCTCACGTACAAATTCATGATGAACTTTGTGTTTCTGTTAAAGATGATAAACATGCAGAACAAATTAAACAAATCATGGAAGATTCAGTTACTTTAGAAGTCCCTAATAAAGTAGATTATGAATTTGGTAATAACTGGGGAGAAATTAATGGTTGATTATGGCTTATTTAAATGCAAACATACCGCCTCTTTACGCACAAATTAGGAAGGAGTTTTTATATGACGGCAAAAAACATCATGGAGAAGTTGAAGATTGTCTTATCTTTGGTATCAC